TTATAGTTCCAAACTGCATTGCATCTGTAGTTTTTAATTCTTTGTTCCAGTAAGCAAGTAAATGGTTAGGAGATTTTTTAAACTGGCATAAAGCCGAGTAACTCAAGTGATTCTTTTTCATAATATAGTTTTTTATTTATTTCTTAAAGTGGTCGATTGCCATAGCAAATACGATTCCACCAAACACGCTTGTCATAATAAGCGTTGCTAATTCTACTGCGTTTGTTTCTATCATTGTTTCTTAAAGTTATCTGCTTCTGAATCTGAATAAATACCATATTCGTAAGCGTTAATTAATTTTAAAACGAGTCTGTCTTTCAGTCTCTTTTCGGCCATTGCAAAAGGATAAGGAGCTTTACAATTCTTAGGTGATGCTTCACCAGTTGACCAGATAATTTTATTGCCACGTTTTGCATCTCCTACTATTGCAACATCTGTATTGCTATCTCTGTATATAGTTGGCGCGCCAAATTGTATGTTTTCTTTTGCTGCTATCTTTTCGCAAGCATCGTGAGTGATTATCCACATACTTCTTGTTCCTCTTTTTAATTCCCAAAAGTCATCTTTTGATAAATCATATTTTTGTGCTAATTCTTTAATTTTCATAATTTTTAATTTTAGTAAATATAGTTTTTAATTTATTCATTCTTTGTTCGTTGTATTGCATTGCAATTGTTTTTAATTGCTTGTCAATGTTTTCTAATTGTGAAATAAACCCTTCAAACCTATGTTGATGTATTTCTAAATCATTTGTTGTTAGGTGTATTCTACAGATAATACGTTTGTTCCAGTTAGCTCTTATTACTAAGTTGCGCAATCTATCTTGTAAGTATCTATTAGTTTCGTATGCCCACCAATGATTAATATTATCGTTGTGGTGTTGCTCGTTATGGGGATGTGGATAATGTATCATTGCTCATTATATTTCTCCATTAAACTAAGTAATACTTCAGAATAAGATTTATGTCCATTCTCTTTGCATTTGCCTTGAAACTTTACCAGCGTTTCTATTTTCTCTGCTGGTACGTAAAAGGTTCTTGTTGTGTATGATATTTCTCTACTCATAATTGTTTAGTTTTTATTTGTTATTACTTGTTAGCCATTTAATTCTTTGTATTTCATTTTTTATGTCTAACATTGATTGTCTTATTGATTCGGCTTTTAATCCGTTAAAACCAACTTCATTAATTGCTAAAGTGTGTTTTACGTGTAATTCACTTATAGTGTTTTCTAAGTGATTAATTATACTTTTCATAATAATAGTTTTATAGTTTATGGTTGTAAATATATATATAATTATAATACAAATTACAAAACACACTAAAAACTTTATTAACAATTAAATGTTAATTCTAAAATAAATGTGTAATTCTGGCTACTTGGCCATTATTCTTAGAGAAGATAAAACCTTCTATTGCTTGGTTGTTAGAAGAAGTATAACCCATTTTATGATGCCAAGAATCTGCTGGTGATGGACTACGTAAACTTTCTAAACTACAACCAATTAAATCTTTACTTACTTTGTGGTGAACGTGGTGTGCAAACATATATCTGTATTTAGTTTCACTCCATTCTTTACACTCATCTGCCATTAGTAATGGTAGTAAATCCCACTTAGCACCATCTCCGTGTGTACTACCAATTAAGTTATCATAATACGTATAATACTTTCTATGTTGTAAACTAATATCAAAAGTAATGTTTTTACTATTTCTAAAGTATGTTGCAATAGTATCTGCCAAGCAAAACCCAGTCAAATAATCGTGGTTACTACTATTATAAACAACGTGTAAATCAGGATAAAAACTAACTAATGTTTCTATAATATTAATATATAATCTTTTTGCTATATGAAAATGCTCAAAGAACATACCATCAACATCTTGTACAGTTCCTTTTGTAGTTTTACCACCACTTGGTGTATCAATGTGCATTACATCATTACCAATACATAGGATTAATTTATCTATGTTAAAACCATTACTCTTTTGTAATATACCATCAACAGCTTCTAAAGTTCTTTGTACTGCAATTTGCTTGTTGTATTCTTCACCACTAACAAAAGATTTGCATAATTTACCAATGTGTATATCTGCTGGTGATATTAAAAGGCAATGGCCATCGTTTATTTTAGGTTGAACGAGCTTTTGAAAGTTTGGAGAGTATTCTTTAAGGTCGTTTAATAATTGTTGCTTAAACTCCTTTAAATCGTTTTTCTTAAAATTTGGATTCTTAAAATATAAACTTGCTTTTTTGTTCTTTATCCAACCACTATGTATATCATTAGGGTTTAAACCTTCTGCTTGTGCTTCTTGTTTTAACCTTCTATAATCGTTAATGATTTGTGCCTCATCTGTGTTGAGTCGGTAACGTGGATTACCTGAATCTTTCCACCTTTTTTTGTGTGATTTCATTTAACAATTTTGTTAAATATAATAAAAAAATTTAATTTACTTTTTTTTAGCTATACTACCAAAGTAATATCCAACTATAGAAAGCACTATTCCTTCAACAATTCCTGTTGTGTGAATCATTAGTTCTTTGTTGTGTTCTGGTACTTGTATAAACACTATTGCAACCAACAACAATACAAAACCTCCTAAACCAACAACACCAGTAAAGTTCATCATCCAGTCTTCACTACCAGCTTTAACCATTTCAACTTCACGTTGTCTTGCTGAGTTTCTATCTTCTACTTCTAACTTATATAATTCAACTAATTGTTCGTGTATTTGTTGTTTATCTTCTGGTGTTAGGTTAGGGTCTTTGTCAATTAAATTTTTAACTACACCTAATAAACCAGCATCAGGCAATAAAGCACCAGCAACATCTAAAACATCAGGCGCTTTTTCTGCTAAAAACTTTCCTATTTTAGTATCTTTTAATTGTTTCATCCAGAACAGCTTTCACAAGTTTCATCATCTATATTACAAGTACGTTCAGGTACTGGCAAGTTTTCCATTCTTTTAATTAAATCCTCTAAGTTAGTTTGATTGTTTTTTTCCATTTAATTTATCCTTTGCTTTTTTAGATTTTGGTTTGAATGATTTTGGTTGTAGTTCTAAATACTCTAATTCCGCATTGAAAACTGGACATTGCTTCATAAATTCGTGTTCTTCTACCCCATCTCCATCTTTGTCAGGTGAGTAATCTCTATGGCCGTGAATGCTTGCTTGTGGATAAATGTTTTTTAATACTTTAAGTATTTTAATTAATGATGCTTTTTGCGCTTCTGTTCTTGTATCTTTGGCTTTACCATTAGAATCTAAGCCACCAACATATGAGATTCCGATGCTATCGCTGTTTCCGTTCTTAACGTGAGCTCCTGAACGAGATACAGGCCTACCAGCATTTATTTTACCTTCAATACCTATAATATAATGATAACCTATATCTGAAAAACCTCTGTTTAAATGCCATCTTTTTATAGTGGCTGGACTTACATTGTTACCTTCTTTGGTAGCTGTACAATGTATTACAATCTTATTAACCTTTCTCATCTCTTTTTTTATTTACTTTTTTTTTAGCACTATTTATTAAACGTGCTTCCATCTTGACAACTTTTACTCTTAGTTGAATATTTTCTTCAATAAGTAATTCAATCTTTGTTTCAAGCTGTGTAATTTTATTAGTAAGAACTTCAATTTGTTTAGTGTATAAACTTTCTTCGCGTTCATCTTTCTTAGCACCTATGTCAATCTTCTGCTTTACAATTGCCCATATTTCTTTTACTCCAAATGCTGAGATAATACCAGCTAACGCTAATAATAAATTGTGGTCATCCATTCTTACACTTTTTAAATTGTTCATTCTTCTGGCATTGGCTCACTCCAAGCAGAGGTTGCTAATAATTCAAGTGCTTCTGTTTGGTTCATAATATCTCCAACAGGTACTACAGAACCATCACTTATAAAACTTGGTGTAACACTATAGCTTAATAAACCTTGAGTGTTTGCTAAGTTTCTTCTCATACTTTGTGCAGAAGATTGATTAACCTGCGACCATAGCACGCTATCCGTTGAACTTAAACTAATTACTATATAACTTCTATTATTCATTTTTATTTATTTTAAAATTTTAACTTCACGACGGCGTGTCCTCTACGCGGTCTAAAACGTCCATATTCACACTTAGAGAATTTGCTGTGCTGTAAGGTGCATCTCCTATAACTTCATCTCCACCCATTCCAGAACTTAAACCATTAGCATAACTACCAACACCATCCACTATGTCCGCCTCAGTCATATTTACAGACGTTCCATCATTGCTTCCTTTTTCATCTAATACAGTCCAGTTAGTATTGAAAGAGCTATTACTTCCTAACTGCCACCAGCTTACTAAGTTTGAGTATGCACTATGGTTATTTAGGTTAGATGGTACACCCTCATTATAAATTTCTGATACTTGTGCAGATGTCAAAGCTGTATTCCATACAGATACATTTGATTGCGAACAAGCTAAATGATAACCGTTTAAACCACCGCTAATTTTAAAATCATCAGTAACAGTTCCTAAACTTCCTACTGTAACATCTTGAATAAAAACGTTATTTATATATATTTTTAAATTAGTTGATGAATCAAAAACCGCTACAACATTTGCCCATTCTCCAACAGTTAATAAATTAGAAATATCAACTCTTGTTACTGAACCTCTTCCGATTCCAAGTGTAGTTCCATTTGTAACATAGGCATAAAGTAGATTTGCAGTGCTTGAACTACCCCAAAGGCAATTTGTGTCTGAATCTGTTTTAACCCAAGTAGAAATAGTGTAAATATCATTAGATGGTAAATTACTCATAAATGAAGGTATAGTTATAGAATCATTTGCTCCATCAAAATTTAATGCAAAGGGAGAATAAGAAGTTTTGAAAGATAAATCTGATTGCTGTAGTGCTGATTGTGTCATTCCTGAGCTTGTTCCATCGTTAGAACCAGCGTGGTCTTCAATCGTCCAATTAGTACCATCATAAGTATCAGAAGCATCTAATTTCCACCAAGAAACCAAAGAAGTAAATCCTGTCATTGAAGTAAGTGGAGAACCATTATTATAAAGAGTTTCTACTGAGTTAGAGCCTGTTGCTGGTAGTTCTGAGTTAAATATTTGTACGTTTGATATTTTACCTTTATAAGAAGTATTGTTTCCTGTATATTTACCAATATACATTAAGTTTCCAAATGCTTGTGTTGGTAGAGTTGTTCCTGATGAAGAAGTATAAACATTTTCTCCACCATTAAGATAAGCTGTTAAAACACCTAATGTATTATTGTAAGTAACAGTTATTAGTGTCCATACATTTGCTTGAACAGCGTTTGATTGAGATATGTAAGCCGAAGTTCCATTACCAACATAAAAATAACCAGTTCCAAATCTGGATATAATTTGTAAATTTTCTGCATTAACTAAATTACCAAAAGCAATTGTGGTAGAATAAGTTGATTGTGAAGAATCTGGGTTTACCCATAAACTAATAGTAAAATCAGATGCTGATGGAAGAGTATTTGTAGCTGAAATCAAATCTCCTACTCCAGATATTAAGTCAAAATCAAAAACATAATCTTTCAGAGAACTATTAGGCACTAAATAATTAGCTCCGTTAAAAGCGTCTTGGTCTCCTAAAGGATAGTAAGCAACAGGCTTTGGAGATAAACTCATTGGATTACCTATACCAGTAGAGCTTGAACCATAAAGAGTTGTTATTTGGCTTGAAGAAAGAGCGTAGTTATAAATGGCTACTACGTCAAGTTTACCGTTAAAATAGTAACCAGTTGCTGCTGTTTGGTTTTCACAACCTAAATAATTTACAGTAAAGCTATTAGTTCCTAATGAAGATGTTGTGCCTTGTGATACTCCATTAACAAAAAGTTCTCCATTTGCTCCTGTACGTTTAAAAAGTATATGTGTAAAATCAGAAGTAGAAATAGATGGAACTGTAAAATTATGATAACCACCTCCAAAATTTACCCATATAACAGTTGAACTAGGAATATATATTGCGTAGTTGCCAGCTCCACCGCCAAAAACGATATTTGTTTGAGCACTAAAAGCATTTGGTTTTATCCAAGTTGATAAAGAAAAAGTACTACCTAAACTAATTGCGCCTACATCTATATAATCTGCACTCGCAGAATCAAAGTCCATAGAATAGTTACTCTGCTTATTAACATTGCTTTCCGTGCCATTCCAAGCATTAGGAAGTCTCCATTGGTCATTTATAAATTCTGTACTCATATTAATCTCCCATTCTATTCCAGTAAACCAAGTTGCTACCTGATACTGTGGTTAAGTCTTTAGTTAAATTAGTTGATGTTGCATTATATATCTCCGATACTTGTGTAGATGTTAGAGCTGTATTCCAGATTCCTATCTCGTCAAGTTTTCCATCCCAATAATAGCCGAAATTTCCATTTAAATACCTATATACACCAACCGATAGTGTTTGTCCTATATTGTTTCTCGGCGTGTTTGTAGTCGTAGTTCCCAACGATGTGCCATTAAGCCAAACTTCTAAACTTGTTCCATTGTGTACGATTGCTAAATGATACCAAGTATTTGCACTTGTTGAAACAGTTATATTATTTGATGAACTATTATAATAATCAAGATTAGTAGCAGAACTTAAATGGATATACCAGCCAAAACCATTTGTAAGAATCATATTTTTAGCACCTCCAACAGAGTTGTAATTAAACCATAAAGAAACACTTACAGCACTTACTCCATCCAATGCTGGTTGTTGAATTGGTGCTAAACGGTCATTAATTCCATCAAAATCCATACTGTAATTATTAGCAATTCCAGCTACAGCTATTTCTACAGTTTGAGTAGATGTATTTGGACAAACACTTGAACCACTTGAAGAAGTGTTATAAGTAATAGTATGAGTAGCAACAGTAGAAGCACTTAAATCTATCTCTCCAGTAGTTGAGTTAATTACTAAACCAGTAGTTCCGCTAAACGTTCCACCTGTTAAACCTGTAATAGTTGGTGTAGGGTCTGCATCTGTAGGTGCATAACTACTTGCAGAGTAACTAAATGCAGCATTATCTAAAGCAGTTTCAGTTACTGTTACACTTGATGATGTAGTAGAGCAACCATTAGAATCTGTTCCTGTAACAGTATAACTTCCAGCAGTAGCTGTTATGCTTTGAGTAGTTTCACCACTTGACCATAAATAACTACTTAATCCAGCAGTAGCAGTTAATGTAGTATTTGAGCCAGCACAATAAGAAAGAGTTCCGCTAATAGCTACAGTAGGAGCAGTATTAATAGTTAAAGTTTGAATAGAACTATTTGGACAGCTTCCACTTGTTACAAAACCAATAACATAAGTTCCAGCAGTAGAAGCATCTAAATCAACCTCACCTGTAGAAGTGTTAAGACTTAAACCAGTAGATGAACTAAATATACCAGTAGCACTTTTAGTAGGTGTTGGGTCTGTAACATTATCACAGTAAGCACTTGAACTAAAATTAAACGTTGCATTATCTAAAGCAGTTATAGTTATTGAATTAGTTACAGTAATTGGACAACTACCTGTAGTAGTATATTCTACGCTATATGTTCCAGCAGTAGAAGCGTTTTTGTCAATAACACCATTTGCATTAATACTTAATCCGCTTGGACTATTAAAAGTTCCGCTTTCACCTGTAATAGTAGGAGTAGCAGTTAAAGAATAAGTTCCGTGATAAACTACTATACCAGCGTTTGGCATATAGTAAGTAGTTCCACTCAATGTGTGACTGTGAGATGTACCATCTGAACTAACTGCATTTGAAGCAGATTCAGTAGAATATAGTGGATAATAACCCTCTACAGCTAAAGCACCAGTAGGCATTTGACAATAAGCACTTGCTGAATAAGTTACTGTTGCAACATCTAAAGGAATTTCAGTTACTGTAGAAGCAGAAGAAGTAGCACTACACCCATTGCTATCAGTACCAGTTACAGTATAACTACCAGCAGTTACATTTATAGCTTGTGTAGTTGCTCCAGTACTCCATAAGTAAGAAGATAAACCAGCAGTAGCAGTCAATGTTGTTGTACTACCAGCACAATAAGTTAAAGTTCCAGATATTTCAACAGTTGGTAAAGCATTAACTGTTATTTGTGTAGAGCCAGCACTTACACAACCATTAGAATCTGTACCTGTAGCAGTAAATGTAGTTGTAGTAGTTGGTGATACTGTTCTTGGATTATCTGTATTACCATCATTCCATACATAAGTAGAAGCACCACTCGCGGTTAATATTGTACTTTCTCCATCACAAATTGTACCAGCAGAAACGCTTACAACAACAGTTGGTAATGCATTAATAGTTAAGTTAAATGTAGCAGTTGCAGAATCTGTATCTGTATATGTAATTAAATAACTACCAGCAGTAGAAGCATCAATATCTACTTCACCAGTTGTTGTGCTAATAAATACTAATCCAGTAGTAGAGCTAAATGTACCAACACCAGCATTGTTTTGTATAGTTGGCGTAGGGTCGCTTGCATCAGCACAGAATGCACTTGCAGAATAAGTTATTGACACAACAGGTTGCCCTCCAGCAATATTAGTATCACCACTTGGCGAACTATCATAAACAGCACCAAAGTTATTGGTAGAATTAGCTTTTGCTTTACCAAAATCATTGCTGTTGTTTACTGCAGCTTGTCCCCATTCTATGTTATTATCTGGCATAATATATTTTTAAAGTACCCAACCTCCAAAATCTGCAACATCATCTGGATACATATCCTCTTGACTATTAGAATAGTATTCAGGTATTAATCCAGCTGCGTTATTTTGCATAAAATCAATAAATCTATTTGTGTAAAACTGTGCTGTAGTTCTGCTTCTTTCAATTAAGCTATCTACGTGTTCTTTACTTAGTGCTGTGCTATTTTCAGGATTCTTTGTATATATACCACCATTAGAAATATTAACACCAGCATAAGGCAAGTATTCTACCATTGCCCAATGTAGAAGCATACTTTTTATATAATCATTCAACAAAGCTAAGTAAGGATTTGCTAAAGTACCAGCAACTATTTCATTTTGTATTTTAACATATAACTCAGTACCTAAATAATTCTGTATATGTATATCTTGCGCTTGGTTAATATACGGTAAGATTTTATCATTATCTATATTACCATTAGCAGCAGTAAATACTGAAATATCGTGTCTTGTTACAAATAGTGCTTTACTCATTATTTATATCCCATTTTGTTCCAATATGCTGCAGTATAGCCAGCATACTTCATATTTTTTGGTGCAATAGATACTTTCTTTGCATTTGTTTCTGGTCTAAAACCTCTTTTAATTGCTTTTGTAGTTGATACTGCTTCTCCTAAACTTCTTCCACCTTTTCTTGCAAACAGTTTACGAGTCCAGCGATGATTACACCTCGCTCCGCCTTTGTAGAGCCATATAGAATAAGTATCTGCTCCACTCTTTCCAAAACCAGCATTTACAGGTTTTTCTCCCATTTTAATAATATCTTCTTTTCTATATAGTTTTTTAGCAGCCATCATTTTATCGCAAAATGTTCTTGAACTTGGTGCTGGATTAGGAGCTGCTTCATAAAAGTATCTTACTATAAACTCAACACCTTCTTCAGATTTCTTTTTAGATTCACCATCTTGAGAACTTTTTGCTTTTGGATATGCTCTACCAGTACTTGCAAATTCTTTTTTAGTAGTTTTATTTATTTCAGTAACTACAAAATCAAGTTCATCTTCTAAATCATAATCAACCTCTGCTTCGTGTACTAATTCATAATCATTTAATACTTCTTCTTCACTTTGTCCTAAATCAATTAATTCATCTAAAGCAGTTTTCTTAACATTAGAAGCCATTATTTCAAGCTCTGTGCTTTCTTCTTCTTCTTTTATTCCAGTTTGCTCTTCAATGTTTTCTTCACCTTCAACATTCTCTAAATCCATAAACTCAAGTGGTTCAATAGTTTTAAAGTAAAGATTTAAACTAATATCATTAACCGCTAATATTGTATCTAAGCTATCAATTAAAAGGTTTTGATATGGTTGTATAACTACGTTGTTAAAAAGCCTTGATGCGTTTTGTATTTCATCTGCATTATTACCTAAACCATTATTACCATCTCTTAAGCCAATGAGCAATGGTGATGTCACTCTATGAGTTAGCATAATCTTCTTAGAACATTCTTCACTTAAATAAGAGTAATGTGCTGGAGCATCGTTTAGTGGTACATCATCAATAGTTGTTTTACTTTCTGCATTATTGTTAAATGCAACAATTACCTTTTCTCCATAGCTACCAGTTAGCTTATTCATTATATCATTTTTGATAGCTAATTGTTTTTCGCGGTCAGGAATACCATTTGAAAAATTTATAATTTTAGTGCCTGAAAAAGAACACATTGCATCGTTTATCAAGTATTCAGCAATCTCTTTTTCTAAAGTAGCATAAGCAGTATTATAATCTGCTGGACTATAATAATAAAAACCAGTTACATATCTTTTAATAATAAATATCTCATTTTGTGCGCCACTACCAAAAACAGGAAACTTTTTTAGTTTAGTATTTTGTTTAACTTTACTCCAATCAGCAGAATAAAAATAGTTTTTTATTTCGCCTTTATCATTCATCTTTTCAGCTCTTAACGTTTCTCTTGGAAAATGTGTTATTGCTGATATTTTATTACCATTGTAAGTTATTTGAAAAGCAGCTTCGCCTAATAGTTTTAAATCTTGGCAAACATTTCTTAAATCGTGAGGTTTTACCAAACTTTTCATTTGTGTATACTGGTCTGGCTTTTGTGAAGAATCAGTAGCATCTAATCCTTTTCCATAAATTTGATTAACAACACCGTTAATTACAGCATTGTTTGTTGTGCTATCCATATAAGCATCAATCAAACTTT